GGCGTCGATGCCCTGTTGCCAGGCGAGCTTGAGCGACAACCAGAGAACCTGTGCGGCGAGGGCGATGTCACCGGCGGCCAGCGCGTCGGCGATTCCGCCGACCACCGCGAGCACGCCGTCCTTGAGCCAGCGGAACGTGTCGCCCAGCCAGGCCAGGGCGTCCGCGCCTGCGCCGGTATAGACCAGGATCGCCGTCCCCAGTCCAGCGACGGCCGCGACCACTAGCCCGATCGGCGTGACCAGCGCGCCGAGGACCGCGGCGAGCGCGCCGAGAAGCGCGCCGACGCCGCTGACGGCGCTCGCCAGCCAGCCGAACACGACACCGAGTCCTGAGACAAGAGTCCCAGCGGCGACCAGGGCGAACCCGGCGGCGGTCACGGCCGCGGCGACCTGAAGCGCGGTGACGATGACGGCCTTGTTCTGGCGCAACCACTCGGTGACGCGCACGACGACGCGCGTCACGGTCTCCGCTAGCTCCTGGATTGTCGGCGCCAGCGCGGCGCCGATCGTGAATGCGGACTGCTTCAGCACGCGCCAGAGCGACCGCAGCGTGTCATCGAGCAGCGCGGCGTCTTTGGCCGCATCGGCGGAAATGGTCAGGCCCAGTGCGCGGGCCTGCCGCTGGTACTCCTCCAGTCCCTTCGCGCCGTCCTGGATGAGTGGCAGAAGGCGCGTGCCCGTCTTCCCGAAGACCTCCATCGCCAGCGCCGCGCGGAGCGTCGGATCGCTGATCTTGGAAAGCCGGTCGGCGATGAGCTTGAACTGCTGCTCCGGGCTGAGCTTGAGAACGTCCTCGACGGTCAGCCCCAGGCGAGACAGCGCTTCTACCGCCGACTCCGAGCCCATTGCCGCATCGCCGATGGTGCGCTGCATCTTCCGCAGGCCGGCTTCGAGTGTTTCGAGGTCACCGCCGGCGAGCTCGGCGGCGTACCCAAGCTCGGAGAGCGTCTCGACGCTGACGCCAGTGCGCGCGGACATCTCATCGAGCGAGTCGCCCATGTCCATGAATGTCTTGATCCCACCGCCCAGGAACGTGAGCGCCGCGGAGCCGAGCGCGCCGAACTTCAGGCCGATCGAGCGCAGGCCGTCACCGAATGCCTTGAGCCGCTGCTCGGCCTTCTGAAGTCCCTTGGCGATTCTGTCGTCCACGCCGAGTTCGACGAATGCCCGCCCGGCGCGAATGCCCTTCGTGTTGGCCACGGCCTACCCTCCGCGCACGCTGCCCGCCCAGCGCTTCGGGAGCTTGGGCTGTTCCTTTTCGAGGGCCGGCCCCATGTACGGCCGCTCGGCGATGGTCGCCCGCGTCTTGACGACCTTCCCGCGACGGCGGTAGCGGACCTCGGACTTGCCGCCGAACTCCAGGACGTTGGGCGCGGTGGAGCGCTTGAAGCCGACCGGCCCGACCACGACCGAGTCGCTGGCCGGGTCGTAACCGAAGTAGATGAACCGGCGCAGGGAGCCTTCGTGCGAGTGTGGCGGCCGGCCGGGCGGCGCCGGACCTTTACGCTTGCGGATGCTGTGCTTGGCTGTGGTGCGGATGAACGCGCCGGCCTTCGACAGCACGGCGCGCTTGGCCTTGTCCACCGCCCGCATGACGACGTGACGGTCGAAGAAAAGGTCTTTGATCCGCATCGTGACCATTCGGTTCACCGTGCCATGAGCGTAGGAAACGCCCGCGGAGCGCCCGAACGGCCACTCCGCGGGCGCAATCACTGGAGCCCCGACTACGTACCGGTCGGCGGCGGCGTGGTCTGGGCCGTCTTGGCCCCGATCTGGCCGAAGCCCAGCGCACCGATGAGGCTGCTGATCTTCTGGGCCACGTCATCGCCGCTCATGAGCTTGTTGAGCGACACCGCCTCCTCGGCGTCGGCCTCGGTCAGAGCCTTGACGATCTTGCCGACCGCGGCGGTCAGCACGGTCCCCAGCGCCTGCTGCTGGGCGATCGCGTTCTGCGCGGCCAGGTTCTGCTGGTTGACCGCGTTGCTCATCGCGAGGTTGTGGTAGTAGGACGGACCGTCGCCCAGCGACTTGAAGTTCGTGGACGACACACTCTGGATCACTTCTTCCGGAAGAGGCATGCGCATTCTCCTTATCGTTGCCTCACGTCTGCACCCGGGCATCCGTACCCGGGAATGTGCCTTTCGTGAAAAACTCCTTCACTGCGTGCATACCGACTTCGATGGGAGCTGGTCGCTTGGCGAAAGGGTCGAAGTCGGCCGGCTTGAATGCCCGCGTCTTCTTCGGGTCGCGGTGGCAGTTCGCGAGCAGGGCCAGCAGCGCCGACATGCGCGCCCACTCGTCCTTCGCCCGCGCTTCGGCCAACGCGAGCAGTTCGCGCAGCGTCAGCCGTCCGGGCTCGACGCCGGCGATCCCGGCACACTGCCAGATGAGCCGCCAGACATCGCCAGCGCTTGGGCGACGACTTCGTCCGCGTTCACCGTCGCCAGCTTCGCTTCGATCGCGTCCCGCGCTTTGTCCATCACGTTCCAGGTCGTTTCGAGGATGCGTTGGAGGTTCGCCCGATCCCTCGGGCTCGGGGAAAAACCCACGAGTTCCTCCAGCAGGGCCTTGGTCGCGTGCTCGATGGCGTCCCCGGCCATCGCCCGCCCGAAGTCCTCGTCCGTCACGTTCCGCGCGTCCGCTTCCGGCTTGCACGCGGCGTAGACCACGTCGCACAGCAGCACGGGGTCACGGTAGAGCTTTTCGATCAGCTTCCCGTCCAGGACTTCGAGCAGATCGACTTCCACGAGGTCGCGGACGCGCTTGATCGCGTCCACGTTGATCGCGACCGTCCACGTCCGGCCGGCGTTGTCGGTGAAGGTCTTCATGGCTACGTCCCCGTGACCCAGGTGCGGAACACGGCGAGCTTGGCGGTCACGCTGACGGTGATCGCTTCCTCCAGTTCCTCACTGCGGCTGAAGGACGTGATCGAGAAGTCGCCGTCCGGCCCCTGGCCGCCGGCCTGGTCCAGCACCTTCAGCGCGATCAGCCCGTTGGTGAGGTACGCGTTCTTGATCGCGGTGAATCCGGCGTCCGCCGGGTCCCAGACCATCTCGAATTCGACCGAGCATTCGCGCAGCGTGGGAGCCGTGGCGCGCCAGCCCAGGTTGCCGCGCGTGGTCACGTCCGCCTCGCCCGCCTCCAGGTTGAGCGTGACGTTGCGGACGTTGGTCATTTCCGTGTTTGCGGGGCCTCCGGCCGCGCCGTGGTACAGCTTGGCGTTCATCCCCAGAACGAAATTCGGCATGATTCAGTCCTCCATGACTGCTTGACGCGCTACGTCAGTCCGAGCTCGATCACCGTGCCGGCCGTGGCCCGCAGGTACACCGTCTGGCCGTATGACGGACCGAGCATCACCATCGAGTCGGCCGGAATCGTCAGCTTGGCAGTCCCGCCGGACACGTCGCGGACCTCCGCGTTCGCCGCGAGCGGATGAACGACGAGCGTCGCGCCGCGCGGCACCTCGACGGCCTGGTCGCTGCCGCTGGCCGTCAACGGCTCCATTGCCTTGAAGTTCATGGGCCACTCCTTGGGTTGCAGGGGCACGACCGGCGGCGTGTGCAGCAGCACGTGCAGCCCCGCTTGTGTCGCCCGCAGGCCGTAGCCGGAGTAGACCGCGGCGCCGATGAGCGCGGCGTTAAGTTCCGCCCTGGTCCAGGACTTGCCGGTCGCCGGCGACGTGCGTGTGAACACGAACACGGTGTCGTACACGACGCTCGGGGCGAAGTTCCCCGTCGCCTGTTCCGCGGCGCCGACGCGCAGGAGAGCCCGCCCAATCCCGGCGGATGCATTGCGCCAACAGAGAGCGCCGGCCACCGCGACGATCCGTTCGCCCGGCGGCAGCGCGACATCGGCGACGCCGACGTTGAACGCCGCGCCCGGATACCCGCCATCAAGCCAGGTGATGTCACCATCCTGCGGTACCTGCGCAACGTATTCCCAGTAGTCCACGGCTCACCTCACGGCTCCGGCACCGGCGGCGGCTCTTCCGGCGGATAGGCCATCCAGCCAAATGCCGTCCCGTTCGCGTTGGCGTTCAGCCGCGCCACGCGCGCGGTCGGGCCGTAGAACATCCCGTCGTCGCCGGTGTAGATGTCATCCACTTCGAGCGTGTAGCCCTGCGAAGCGAGGTTGAAACGCTTGCCCAGGTACGCGCTGTTCATCGACCCGCCCGGCGACGCGAGCCCCTGCGCCACGAGTTGCCCGTCCATCCGCCAGACGTAGCGGTCGAACAGCACGGCGAGCTCGCAGAAGTACCAGTGGCCAAGCTCGACCGGCCCGAAGCTGGCGATGTACGGAGCGCCCGACGCGCCGACGTGCAGCCGGAGCGTGCCGTCCTTGCCGATCCGCAGCGATGCCCGATGCGTAGTGCTGTACGCGACGTAGAGCAGGTACTCCCACGTGCCCGCTGTCTGCGGCAGCGCCGTCAGCCGCATCCCGAAGCCCAGCGTGTACGCCAGCCTGGCGATGCTGGTCGGGTTGCCGTTGGCGTCGATGCCGTTGGCGGCGGCGACGTACGCGGTGCTCGTGCTCTGCGGGACGATGATGCGGCAACCGTAGTTGCCACTGCGCTTGTACAAAGCGCCGATGGTGACCGAGCCGCCGAGCGCGACCAGCTCGTTCGTGTCGCCCGCCTCGAAACCCGCGAACCACTGGACCGGCATCGCTGCCGCCTCCTACTTCACCTCGCCGCCCACCTCGCCGACCTGCTTCAGGTGCTCCCACCGTTCGTTGTCGAATGGGCACTCTTTCACGCGCGTCAACACGACGCCCCGAATGGTGCCGTTGTCCTCGAAGTCCACCCACAACCAGTCCGGTGCCAGCAACTCCGCATCGACGAACGTCGCCCGCACCGCCGCCAGCACCGCGTCACGTTTCTCGCCGGCCGAACGGCCCGCGGCGCGCGCGAACTGATCGGCAAGCCACGCACGGGTGATCGTGAGCTCGCGGCCGTTCACCAGCGTGATGACGGCCCGGTCCTCGGCGACGGCGAGCGATTGCACGTTCACGCGTTCACCTCCGCACCCGGTACGTGACGGTCAGCACACTCGTGAACACGCGCTCCTTCTCCAGGTGGTCCGGCGCGAAGATCGGGTCGTTCTCGATTGCCAGCCACGCGGCGCCCGGCAACGCCTCCAGTCGGTGGAAGCGCAGCCGGTCGGTGATTTCCTCGACCAGGTGCATCAGGCCGTCCAGCGTTGGGGCGTCGTCCGCGTTCACCTTCCGCTGGACGCCGATGTCGATGGCGCAGTCGAAGAAAACGTCCGCGCGCGTCGCGGCGGTCGCCGCCAGCGACTTCGGCACGACGCTCACCCGGAGCTCGTGAAGCTGCGAAAGCTCGAAAGCCGGCTGGTACTTCCGTTCCGCGGTGAACGGCAGACTGAACGGGGCGGCGTTCAGGCTGGCCACGACAGCGTCGGCAATCTGATTGATGGTGCTCACGGCGGCGTCCTCCCGTTCTGCCGACCTTCCAGGAACGACACGCGCCGCTCGATGGCCTGATACTCGGTGCGCAGCGCCCGGGCTTCGACGATCAGTTCGTCCAGCCGCTTTTCGACGTGGTCGAGCTTGGCGGTCACGATGCCCCACTGGACGGTGAACGCCAGCACCGCCAGCAGGGCGGTGAGGACGACGCCGGCCCAGCGCGACCATTCCGTCCGAGTTGTTCCGGTGCCGCTCATGCGCGTTCCATGTCCACGTGCTTCGTGTGAATCCGCAGCGTCTGCCGATACGGGTCGGAGTACCGGAACGGCGGTTCGCCGCGTGGCGCCATGACCTCGTAGAGGAAAATCTGGTCGCCGGCCGTCTCGCGGATGCGGTCTCCGGCTTGCGGCAGCACCGCCTTGTCGCCCAGCACCAGAGAGTCGGTCAGCACCAGGAAGTCCCGCGACTCGGTGCGGTGGACGACGCCGTACTCGTCCGCCTGCTCAAACTCCGTCCGGCCGATCGTGGCCGCCACGTCCACGCTGGCACCACCGCGGAGGTACGTGACCGTCCGCGACATATGCCGCGTGCGCTGGTCTTCCAGCCACGCCGCGCCTTGTTCGAGCAGGTCCGGCATGGCGTCGCCTACTGCGTCATCCGCACGCGGACCGTCGCGTCGGCGTCCGCCGCGGCCTTGACGCACTTGCCGATGAGCTTGTTGCCGCTCGCGGTGGTCGTCGCGACGTTGTTCGTGTCGTCCCAGTACACGTTGGCGCCGGCCGTGATTGCCGTGCCGCCGCCCGTGGCCTTGGCGAAGTCGAACACGCCCGCGACGGCCAGCGCACCGAGCGCGTTGGCCTTGATGTCGAGTTTCGCGACGCCGACGAGTTCGCCCTGGACGATCACGTCGCCGGCAGCCACGTCCGCGCCCGGGGTGTAGTCGATCGAGCCGCCGTCATGCCGGAAGATTGCCTGTGCCATAGCTGTGTTCCTTTGTCGTTACGGGCCTCGCGCCTACGCTTCGCCCTTGCTCTTCACCGCGGCGCGGAAGTCCTGCATCGCCACGCCGAAGTCGAAGTACCCGCGCCACTGCATCCCCAGCGTGTTGAAGCTGGTCTCGCCGCTTTCGATCGTGGGCGTCCGCCGGCCGCGGAGGTAGGCGATTTCGATCGCCGCGACGTCCGCCGCGCTCGCGAACAGATACCACGCCTTCGCCGACGAGCCGGTCAGCCCCTGCGCGTTGAGGTAGGGCGTGACGACCGGTCGGAACATCCCGGCGAACGGGTTGTCCGCCGGCTTCGGCTTGCCGGTCTCGGTCGTCTCGTTGACGCGCGTCTCGTTGAACAGCCGCCGCGCAGTGACCGCCAGCGAGGTCGGGACGAGCAGCAGCGCCGGCCGGATCAGGATCGGCTTGCCATCGACATCGACCTGGTCGCGGAACTTCTGCTCGGCAAGCTGGAGCGCTTCGATCGACAGCGCCGTCTCCGCGCCCGAGACGTAGTTCCGGTTCGTCGTGCTGAAGAAGCTGCTCGGGTTGCTCAGGAGCAGCTCGAAGACCGCTTCCTCACGCTTCAGCGCCGACATCCGGCCGATGATCCGCGGAATCTGGAGGAAGGCGCCGAGGTCGTCGTTGATGATCATTTGCCGCGTCAGCGCGATCATCCGGCCGAACGTCTCGATGCGGTTCTTGTACGACTCCTCCGTCAGCGTGGCGTGCTTGAGCTCGCCGTCCGGGCCGACCTTCTCGAACACGCCGTTGCCGGTGAGCCGGTAGCGCGTGACTTCCTTGAAGTCGTTGACATCGGTCTCGGAACAGAACTGCGCGACGACGCTCTCGACCGCCTCGTACGCTGCCAGCATCGCCTTGTTGGCGACGTTCGAGAGAATGCCCGACAGCGAGATCGTCGAGAATCCGTACGCGGCCTGAATCAGCCGCTGCTCGGCCACGAACGCGGCGCGGATGGTGTCGTCATCGAAGCCCGCGACCATGGCGTGCCCGCCGGCGGCGCGGATAATCTCGTGGAACACCGTGTGCAGGCCGGCCCGGCGCAGGTCGCGCGACAGCGCGGCCTCCATCGTGCGCGCGTCGTACCACTTCGCGACCCTGTCTTCGGGGGCGATGTTGTAGTTCAGCAGCAGCGCCGCTTCGAGGGCCTTGCCGGTCGGAGGCTCGCCGCCGCGGCGGACGCCGGTGACGGTCGGCCGCCCGATGCGCAGTATTTCCAGTTCCGTCCGCGGGGCGTCCCAGCCTTCCGCGATGGCCTTCGCCTCGATGTCGGCGTGCTTGCCGGCGCAGATTCGCCGAATGTCGGCGATGCGCTTCGTCTCCGCGGCGGCTTGAGCGCGCAGCTCGGACACGACATCGGCGCCGTCCGTTGGCTTGCCGGTGTCGCCTGCGTCGCTGGCGTCGTTGGTCGGGTCGCCCTGCGGACCGGGGCGCTTCTGTTCCGCGTCGTACATCGCCTGAAGGCTCGCCCGCTGCGCGTCGCTCAGGTCGGCGGCGACGAGGCCGTTGGCTTCCAGCCACTTCTCGAAATCCATGACATCCTCCTTGATGTCCGCGGCCGTGGCCGCGACTTGGGCGCTGGTGTCTTCGTCGGCGCCGAGCGCCACGAAACTGATCTCGCCGAGCGCCGCCTTCCTGGCGATGTGGACCGGTCCTTCAAACTCGCGCCCGTTGGCCGCGGCCTTGCGGCCCTTGGGCACGAGCTCCACGCGCTCGGCGAGTGCTCCCAGCGAAGCTTGCCAGGGAAAGCCGTTCCGACTGCTTTCGACGATCTCCCGCGCGACCGGGCCGGCGCCGGAAATGACGCCGGTGACGAGCAGGTTCGAGCCCTGAACGGCGACTGAATCGGTGTGCCCCACGATGAGGCTGCGGTTGTGGTCCTTCAAAATCGGCCGGCTGCGCGTGCTGAATTGGAGCCCAGCGAGGTCCACGACGACCGGATGCGGCCAGCCGGCCAGCGCCATCGCGCCGCCGGTGTACGCGACCATGCTGAAACGCCGCAGCGGCGCGGCGTCGGCGCCGGCCGCGGCCTCGATGTTGGCCCACTCACCGACCGAAGCGCAGAGTTGCAGCGCGCGGCGCGCCTCACTCGTCTTCATCGTCGCCGGCCTCCTTGCCGATGGGCTGAAGCTGTTGCGGCGTCAGCCCGAGTTCCGCCATCAGCGCCACTTCCTTGGCGCGCTGCCGCAACTCCGACTCCCAGTCGCGCCCGACGTGGGCGTACTCCGACGCGAGCGTGGTCGTGTGACTCGCTAGGCGCGTGGCCTGCGCCGTCGCTTCCTTGGCCGGGTCCACGTGCTCTTGCCCATCCCAGAACCACTGGTGCGGGAACTCGGCGTCGCGCGTGCGGGCCGGCTGCGGGAGCAGGCCCTCGACCAGCACGGCCTCGCCGATCCAGGCCGTCAGAATGCGGTCGAGGACCACGTCTTCGACGTGTTCCTGTTCGACGCGGATGCTCTTGAAGTAGGTTTGGTGGTCCATCCGCCCCGAGGCGTAGTTGTAGGCCGACGAGTTCGCCGCCGCGACGTTGAACGGCATGTTCAGACAGCGGGCGATCTCGTTGAGCAGTTCCTTCTTGAACTCGCCGTAGGTGGTCGAGGGCTGCTCGGCCTGGACCTGCGACATCTTCCAGCCGCCCGGCATCGTCAGCAGCGAGCGGGCCTCAAGCTCGATCGCGTCCATCGGCTCGACGCTTTCGGTCTGGCCGTCCGGGGGCGCATCGGTGTAGAGGATGCCGGCGAAGTCGGCGGCCGTTTCCGCGGCGCCGAGCACCGCCAGCGTGTACCGCCGGAGCTGCGCGAACAGCGGCAGCGCCGGCGTGATATCGGGAATGCCGCGACTCTGGCCGGGCCGATCCAAGCGAAAGTAGTGGATGACGGCTTCGGCCGGCACGCGGTCGTAGCTGAGCCCCAGGCCCGCGCCCGCGCGCGTATCGCCGGGATGGACCTTCAGCACGTGGTACTGGACCGGGTTGCCGTACTCATCGAGGACGATGCCGTCGATGGCGTTCGGGTCGAGGATCGACAGGTCGGGCGTGGTGACCTGGTCAGCCTCGATCAAGCGCACGTCCAGCTTCACGGCGCCGGGTAACCTCGGATTGCTGCCCAGGATGAGGAACGCCTCGCCGTCGGTTGCGCGGGCCGCCCGCAGCGTGCGGAGCTTTTCGGCCAGGCCGACGGTCTTCGCCCAGCGGCCGAACTCGCGCTCGATGCGCTGGTTGACCTCCGGGGTTTCGGTGAGCATCTGGAGCCGCGGGCCGGTGCCAATCACGTCGTTCGCGAGCGTCAGCACGATGCCCTTGGCGTAGGAGTT